GAAGCCGCCGACAAACTGATCCAGATGGGCATCCTGCCGGGTTCGACAACTTGGGAGGCCTGCGAGAACGCCATGCGGGCAGTCTGGCAGCCTGTCTATGACGAAGTTGCTCAAATGAAGGGTCACTGTCCACCTGAGGTAGCCGTGGCATTATCGAAGGCGACCGCATGAATCTACGAAGCTTGAGTAGGGCCGCAAACCGAATGCGCGCGGAGCGCAAGGTCGAGATGCACTTCAAATTCCGCGACGGCACGGCTTGGGCGAGAAGCGCCGAACTTCGCAAGCGCCCGGCAGGCAAATCACGCGCCTGGTGGAAGAAGGACAAGCGCGATCGCAAGGCGCAAGCGTTTTTGGCGGCAATTCCTTCGATCCCGGCCAAGCGGTTTCAGCCGACACCACAGGGGACAGCATGACAGAAATCAAACCCAGCGATTTTACATTGGAGCAATGGGCCGATATAATGGCAGCGCAGCGGAGACTGGCGTTTCTGTTTGAGGCCAAAGAAGCAGAACTTCACTGGCGTGCGGTGGAAAACAAATGGATCCCGCCGGACAGCGCAGTGGCTACATACGATTCGCAAGGCAAGCTTTTCGCGTGGCGAATCCCCCAACTTGAGCCGGTTTTCGCTGGATGCATCGATGGCGCAGAACTGGGTCGTGGTACCGTTTACCTGCTCTACGATTTGGACGGGAATCGCCTCACGTGAGCAAAGACCTCGACCAAGCCGACCGCGATTTCCTGGACACGGCCCGGCGCAACCCGCTGCGGGTGGTGGACTTCGAGTACTCGCCAACCTGGGATGCGCCGATTTCTTTGGCGCCATTCGTGGACGAAGATCCTCCGGAAGTTGAGGCCACGCTCCCTTGATGGACGATGCCTACAAATACGCGGGCATTATCGCGCTGGTGGGCATGACCTGCGCTTTTGGCCTCGGCTGGGTCCTTCGCGGCATGTTAACGAAACCAAAGGCACTCCCGCCGCTGCCCAAGCGACAGAACCGCGGCTGGACGAATCCCCGCGTCAAGGGCCAGTTCGTGCGGCGGCCGGCGCATTTCGAGGGACCGAAATTTCCTTGCTCGTAGTTTCCATCAGCGTGCCACGCGAGATCGACGCGAAAGAGCTTTTGCCGAAGGATGCCTATCCGTTTGGTGCTACCCCGCACCACGCACCCAAGGAATACCGCGTAGAGTGCCGCGACCGGTCCGAGGCCGACATGCTGGTCCAGTCCATGAAAAACCAACCTGGACTCAGGGCGATGATTCTCGAATGAACGCCACAGCCAAACCGCAGGATCGCGTTCGCGGTCAATTAGACGTCGGTCTGTCCCCACAGGGAGAAGCTGAAGCGGATCACTTAGGCAGAAGGATCGCGGCGAAGGGTTCCATCGATTCCATCGTAGCCTCACCGATGACTCGCGCGCAGCAGACCGTAGCCGCCGTGCTCAAACACAATCCGCAGGCAAAGTTCCTCGGTTCGGCGCAGCAGGCACTCCCCTGGAACCAGGGTGTCGTCACCGGGCAACCGATCAGTGATGCCCAGCCGATCATCCAGCAGGCCGCCGATCATCCAGAGACACCGATTCCTGGCGGCGAAAGCGTGGACCAGGTGGATCACCGCTCCGGCCAGTTCGTACACCAGCAGTTGCATTCTCTGCATCCTGGCGAACGCCGCCTAGTGCTGGCGCACCACTCCCAGATGCGGTACCTGCACGGATGGTCGAAGAAGGGGTTTCCGCCCGACATGAGCGCCGATCCCGCAGAAATGGCGACCCGTGCCGATAAAGCCAAGCCGGCCGGTTCGCTGATTCGTCTGGCGAAGGGCAAAGATGGTAAGCCCATGCTTCATGAGAACCCGATAGACAGTAATGAGCCCATCAAGGCCGGGCTGAATTTCGCCCGCCACGGGGCGACGGAACTCAACAAAGAATCTGGCGGTTCGCGCCTTGCCGCGCTGTCGCCGAAGTCGAAGGCGCCACTTTCATGAAGCGCTATTTTTTCTCGCAGCATCACGCGAACTGGCCGGCCAAACTTACCGTGCCAGAAGGCCACGAGGTTACGATCAACCATCCCTCGACGCGCACGCAGACGGCGCATCGAAACGAAGATGGCGAGATATTGCTTCCGAAGGGCAGCCACATCATCGGCCTGCGCCACATTGCGACAGGCAACGAGTTGATGCCTATGGCAAAGCCGTTGAATACGGTGCCGCTGGAGGTTCCGAAAAAGTAATGCCAGATTCTCAGGCTCAGGTTCGCTGGGCCCATTCGGTTCTGGAAAATCAGGCTAATGGCGACAAGTCTTTCGCCAAGGAAGTGGTGCGCGGGATGCACGGGCGGAAGATGGCCTCGCTGCCGGACCACACGAAAAAGACCTCGATTCTCGGCAGACTCAGAAAGAAATAATGGCATTCAACTTCAAGGCGCCGAATCCATCAAAGTTCATCGCCAAGCCATTCAACATCGGCGCCGACATCGGCCACCTTGAGAAATTTCGACCCCTCGGTCAAAGTATCGGGATTGGGCTCGATAAAGCTTCGCGCGCCGAGGGCGGTCCTGCCAATCCGCTTTCTACCGATCCGCTGGGCAACCCGTCGATCATCAAGCGGCTCAGCTTCAAGAACCGTATGAACCTGCGACCGAAGCTGGCGACACCGCCGAAGATCAAGCCGGTCTGATGGCTAAGCAGCAAGCACAGCCCCGCGTCGTTCTCCTGACCGGTAAGCAGATTCGCGCGGTCAATCCGAACAAGTACACAGGGCCGTTCCGCGCGGTCTGGTGTGCCGAGCACCACTTCACAGGGCCATGGCCTTGCGATTGTCCGGCTGGTCCCCAGACCCAGGCGTGGAACAGTGACGCCGACGAGATTGGACTCGGCGGCACGCGCGGTTCAGCGAAGACGCACCTAATGCTTGCTTGGATGGCGTTCCGAGGCAACCCGAGAAAATTGAATAAGCTTCTCGCTGAAGGCAAACAGCCCGAGGGTGCAGATGTGATGTACATCAACCACCGCAATTTTCGCGGCTTGATGCTTCGCAATCAAGCTAATGATCTTGAGGATTTGATCGATCGTGCGGAGGAGATGTGGGGGCCGACCGGCGCAATTATCAAGCGCGGCAATCCTTCGATGGCGGAATGGCGCACCGGCGCCAAGATCATCTTCGGGCACTTCGGAGACAACGGCTGGAAGAAGTACGTCGGTCCCGAGTATCAGCGGATTGCAATCGATCAGGCTGAGATGATGGAGTCAAAGGAAATCCACGACCGCATTATCGGCTCTTGCCGCTCGAAGTGGTCAGCGTTAAAGCCGCAGGCGCTGTTAACGTTCAATCCTGGCGGCGGCGACGAACTAGCGGGCGCTCCCGGCCAAGCGTGGTTGATGGACTATTTTTACATCGAGGATTACGAGCGCGGTGAGAAACTAAAGCGCGGGGATTACGTTATCGATGAACATGGCAAGTACCACACGTTCATCATGTCGAAGTGGAGCGATAACCCGTACTTGTGCCACTACGTTGAATACGACGCGCCCTACGATGCCGCGACGGGAACCGGCGGAAACGTCACCGTCTACAAGCCGAATGAAGGACCATACGTCAAGTGGCTGAACTCGATCGAGCCCGAATCATTGCGCGCCGCGTGGCGCGACGGCAACTGGCACGCGCTCTCCGGCGCTTACTTCCGCGACTTTCGTCCAAATGGGCCGCTGGTAGGTGAAGAGAAGTACAATGCCAATCATGTCTACGACCCGTCCAAAGTAAAACTCGAATCGTGGTTTCACCGCTGGATGGCTATTGACTGGGGCTATATCCATCCGAGTGCGTTGGGGTGGTTCTGCAAATCTCCATGGGGCCAGACGTATCTGGAAAAAGAAATTTGCCTCAACCGCGTCGAGCCCTTCGAACTCGGCATCCTGATCGCGCGTGAATCTAAGGCTGCGCTTGCGGGAGTCGAATCACACCAGATGGTGATCTACCTATCGCCTGACGCTTACGCAAAGCGCGAGAGTGAGAATACGGTGGCTTCGCAGATCGCGGCTGGGATATCGAGCGAACTTGGTCCACATGCGGCGTTTGTCGCCGATCTTACCGACGAAGAACGCGAGATGGACTCAAAGGACGCGCTCGAATCACTGAAGCGCCGGCGGCGCGAGCAATCGACTACCATGCTTACCTTGGTGCGCGCATCGACCGATCGCGTGGCGGGCTGGATGCACATTCAGACCATGCTTAGGTTCAGACCGCTCCAGGAGCAGGCGGTCCCGGATAAGGAATTCGCCGAACAGTTGGAAATCGAGAAGGGTATCGTTGCCCGA